GTTATTCTTGGACTTGTATTAACATTTATAGGATCACTTGTTAGATTTATACCTATAATTCAACCATACGCTTTGGTTGGTAGACAACTAGGTATAGTGTTATTGGTGATTGGTGTATTCTTTGAAGGAGGATATGCCACAGAAATGTCATATCGTGCTAGAATAGCTGAGATGCAAACAAAAATAAAAGAAGCAGAAGTAAAATCTGCCAAAGCCAATGAAAAGTTGGCAGCTGAAGTTAATAAGAATAAAGAGTTGATTAAAGAGAAGGTGAATAAGAATGCTAAAGATATTGAAGCGAAAAGGGAAACTATTAACGCTGAGTGTAAGTTGTCTGATGATGCTTGGGTGCTCTACAACCGTGCCGTTGAGCCAAAAGTTTCCAGAAGCTCCTCAAGTGCTAATGGAGCCCGCTCCGGTTCTAAAGCCTCTAAGTGAAGATAAAAAGACGTTAGCTGATTTGTTACAAAATGCTAATGAGAATTATGGACTATATTATGAATTACAAGATAGATACAATGCATGGCAGTTATGGTATAAACAACAGAAACAAATATTTGATAGTGTAAAATGAAAAAACTCCTAATTCTTTTGTGTATGATACCCAATCTTGTATTTGCTCAAGAGGTGATAAATGAACCTCGCACGGTCTCTTGCGTAAACAAAGAGAACATATACAAGCTTGTAGGTGAGTTTGATGAGGTTCCGTTTATTCGTGCATTGAATTCTCCTGTGCTAGGTGTTCCAATTTTTAACCCACTTGTAATTTTTGTAAATCAAAAAACGGGATCGTTTACGGTTGTAGAAAAAGTAGAAGAACAAAAGTATTGTATATTGGCGGTAGGTGTTAGTTTTGAACCCATGCCAGCAGAAGCACTAAAAGAATATAATAAATTTCGTGAGAAAGAAAATAAAAAGAAATTATGAAAAGAATACTCATAGTCTTATTTGCGTTTAGTTTATCTGGTTGTGCCTTGTTTGATGCCTATTTCATGGCCAAATATGACACCAATGAATACTTTATTGTAAATGATATTAAAACAAAAGCACAAGTTGCAGAAGAAAATTGTGGCAACCATATACTAGTTGTTACACAGGTAAACGAATTGTATATCAAAGCGTTGGAATTTAAGAACTTTACAACACATATACCACGAAACAAAGATACGGATAATATGTCAACCAAGTTATTAACATTGACAAAAGATACAAGAGATTATTTTAACAAAGCAGAAAAAATATCACCAATCTTTTGTAAGGCAAAATTGCAACAGATTGTTAAATCAGCTGATACCATTCAACATGTACTAGGGAGCAAACCAAGATGACACCAGAACAATTAAATACTTACATTATTGAATATAATAAGATGTGGGCTGATGGCCAAATTAGTAAAGAAGAATATGTTCAATTGTTACAAGGCATCAATATTATGGAAGGCATCGCCGATGATGCTGAAGGTTTGGCACTAAAAGAAAAATTAAACACAATGATAAACGCAGCAATTTCTGTTGCATCTATGGCTGTATAAGGAGAAAAAAATGTTAGACACACTATTTTGGGTTTTAGTTGGCGCATTTGTAGGTTGGCACTTTCCAGAGCCTTTTTGGGCCAAAGCAATTAAAGCTAAAGTTTTAGGAATGATTAAGAAATAATGGAACTGACAAAAGACCAACTGAAGCAACTGCTTCCAAAGAATCCATATATTGACCAATGGCACAATGCCTTGGCACAATTGTTACCTGACTATGGTATCAATACACCACAGCGTATTGCAGCCTTCATAGCACAATGCGCCCACGAATCTGGTAATTTTGTGTTTCTCAAAGAGAACCTAAATTACAAAGCACCTACACTACGCAAACTCTTTGCTAAGTATTTCCCAACAGATGAATTGGCAAATGAGTATGCAAACAAACCAAACAAACAAGAAGCAATTGCAAATCGTATCTATGCTAATCGTATGGGTAATGGCGATGAGGCCTCTGGTGATGGTTTCAGATATTGTGGTCGTGGTCTAATTCAATTGACAGGTAAAGAGAACTATTCTTGGTTTGCTGCCTCAATTGAAATACCTGTTGAACAAGCATCCGAATATCTACAAACATTTGAAGGTGCAGCTCAATCTGCTTGTTGGTTTTGGGAAACAAACAATCTTAACCAATGGGCTGACAAAGGCGACATACTCACATTAACAAAGCGTATCAATGGTGGTACCATTGGACTTGAAGATAGAATTAAACATTATGAACACGCACTTCATGTATTAGGAGTTCATTAATGAATGATAAGAGATTAGCCAAAGGCCTAATTATTTTATTATTACTTCCATTGACATTGGCATATTTTAGTGGCGATAAGTTTCGTTACCCATGCCAAGATCCATCCAATTGGGATAAAGATATCTGCAAGTTACCATATTGTGATGTAACAAGAACTTGTCCTGAACATATCTTTAAGGGTCAAAATGATCCACGATTGGGACCAGCAGGAAATAAACCTCTTGCACAAAATACACCAACACCAATAACGCCAACAACTGGAGCGAATTGCAAATGAACTTGAATATTTTTAATAAAGAAGAAAAACAACCAGAAAGTTTTATGTATACAGAAGAGCAATTAATGGCTCGCCTGAAGTTCTTTATTGGTATTTGTTTGGCACTTACATTGTTTGGTATTGTATTCGTTGTATTATACTCTTTAATTTTTGTAACGCAACCACTCAATGCTATTTCACCAATCGACCAAAAATTCTTTGAGTTGATTATACCTATCGCCACATTTTTAACTGGTACATTGTCTGGTATCATGTTGGCTGGCGGTGACAAGGATGCACAAAAGAGAGCATTGGAATTAGCCAATAGAACAACAACAGTATCACCTGCACCAACAACACCATCTACACCAAGTTTTAGTGGTGTAACAACGCCTGCTTTTGTTGCATCGGCACCTGCACCATCGCCATTCACACCAGCAGTTGTAACAGGATTTGGTGGTAAACCTGCACCAGTTCAACCACCTCAGCCGGAGATTTAATAAATGAATTGGTTAACCAGTATGTTATCTGATGGACACAATAGTTCAATCAGTAGTAAAAGAGTTATAACATTCATGGCATTTTTAATATGCGGATTTGCACTTGTTGCTGACATATATGGATATAAAGTAACTCCATCACTATTTGATTCAATGATATATTTGGTGATTGCAGGATTAGGTTTTACCGCTTCAGAAAAATTTGCTAAAAAGGAAGAACAGAAATGAAAAAGCTTTTAATTGGACTTAACATTGTAGCTTGGTCTTTGGTTGGTTATCATGTTGCTCATGCAGCCGAAACCAAAAAAGCCTGTGTTATGCAGAAGGACCAAAAAACTGGTAAAGAAAAAGAAGTTTGCAAAGAGATTAAAGTGCATAAGAAGTTAGAAGGCACAGCAGTACCAGAAAAGAAATAAATGTCAGATTTTGACGATACCGATATTAAGGTCGATATTGGTGTTTTAAAGACACAAGTATTGACTTTATCTTCTCTTTGTAATAAAATGGATCAGGTCATAGAAAAACTGGTGGATCAACACGACCGTCATATTGCAAAGGTATATACAGATATGGATAATCGCAGACTGGAAACGGAGGCCGATATCAAAGAAATACATCAACGAATAGATACCGTTTTGGACAAAATGGAAAGTTCGAATAAAGAAATTATGGAAGAATTTAAATCTCTCCGTAAAGATATGAGTGAACATAACAAACAAGAGAAAGATGCTCTTGATGCTTTACTCAAATGGAAGTGGATGCTTGCCGGTGGTATTATTGCTATCTCATGGTTGATATCTCACGTTAATCCTGATACAATAAGTAAATTCATTAAATAGTATTACAAATTAACTTAAATATATTATGAGTGTTTTCATTGATAGGACTTTCCTGTTGCGACTTTCGCCAAAATTACAAAGGTTTACCAAGAAGAAGGATGACCTTTATAATTTTAGATGCCCCCTATGTGGTGATTCCCAAAAAAACAAGCTAAAATCCCGTGGTTATGTTTATCGCAAAAAGAATGATTATTTCTTCATGTGTCATAACTGTGGTGCATCGACCACATTCTACAACTTCCTAAAACAAGTAGATGAAAACTTACTAAAAGAGTATGCTCTTGAGCGATACAAAAATGGTGAAACAGGAAATAACAATTATGAGAAACCTAAATTTGAAGAGGCAAAAACACCTAAACCAGTCTTTAAGAAATCGTTGGTTCTTCCATCTATCGACTCTTTACCAGAAGCGCATTTTGCTAAAGTCTATGTTCAATCAAGACGGATTCCAGAGGCCTTTCTATCGCAACTATACTATGCGGAAGATTTTGCAGCCTTCATACAAAGTCTGGGAATTCAAAAAGAGCTCACTAAGGAAGACAAGCGCCTTGTTATTCCGTTCTATGACAAAGAAAAGAATCTCATCGCCATACAGGGGCGAGCGCTAGGAGAGTCAAAGTTAAGATACATAACTCTGAAGTTACATGACGATAACCATAAGTTCTTTGGACTTGATAGGATAGATGAGGAGAAGATGATATATGTGGTGGAAGGTCCTATTGACAGTATGTTTTTAGACAATGCTGTGGCCACCGCAGACAGTAACTTGGAATCAATCACATCTATATACGATAAGTCCAAGATCACATTAATATTTGATAATGAACCTCGTAATAAAGAAATTATTAAAAAAATTGATGATGCGATAGAAAAACATTATAATGTTGTCATTTGGCCAGAGATGGTTGATTCTAAAGACATTAACGATATGATACTCGATGGTTTCTCACCAGATGAAATCCAAGATATTATAAGTAAAAATACATTCGTTAATTTAAGAGCGAAAGCCGAATTTGTGAATTGGAAGAAGGTTTAAATAATGAATGTTAAATTAATATCATACACACAAGGAACAGATGGTAAGAATTTACTAGAGCAAGTAGCATATGCTGCTAGAGTTTCTAATCCATCAAATCAAAATAATAACGACACAGCTGAAAAGTTGGTCCGTTATTTAATAAAGCATCAACATTGGTCACCACTCGAAATGGTGAATGTTTGTTTAGAAATTGAAACTACAAGAGATATAGCAAGACAAATATTACGACATCGTTCCTTTTCATTCCAGGAGTTTTCTCAAAGATATGCAGTAGCCGATTTAGGCTTTGAATTCAAAGAAGCAAGAATTCAAGATGAAAAGAATCGACAGAATAGTATTGAAACGGATAACGTTGGTTTAAAGTTGAATTGGGAAACACAACAAGACTATGTTATAGTAGCAGCAGAGAGAGCTTATCGTTGGGCTATCGAACATGGTATTGCAAAAGAACAGGCACGAGCAGTTTTGCCTGAAGGTATTACAGTTTCGAGGTTGTATATGAATGGAACTATGCGGTCTTGGGTTCACTATATACAGTTACGAAGCGAAAAGGGAACACAAAAAGAACATCGTGAAATCGCTTTGGCTTGTGCTAATGCAATTGAACCGATATTTCCAATGATTAAAGAATTTATAACACAATAATAAGGTAAGGCGAATACATGGAATACCTAGGCATCAGCATAGATTTAGAAAGAGATAAATTATTTGACGAACTTGGAATTAAAAGACTTAAAGAAAGTTACATGAAAGAAGATGAAGAATCACCACAACACAGATTCGCATTCGTATCAAAATCGTTTAGTTCCAATCCGGAACACGCACAGAGATTATACAACTACAGCAGTAAACATTGGTTGTCTTATTCTACTCCCATTCTTTCTTTTGGCCGTTCTAAGCGTGGCATGCCTATATCATGTTTCCTTAACTACATTGAAGATACTGCGGAGGGACTAGTTGATAATCTATCAGAAACTAATTGGCTTTCTATGCTCGGGGGTGGTGTTGGTATTGGCTTTGGTATTCGTTCAGCAGACGATAAATCTACTGGTGTCATGCCTCACCTCAAAATCTATGACGCCAGTTCTTTGGCATACAGGCAAGGTCGCACTCGCAGGGGCAGTTATGCTGCTTACCTCAATATCTCTCATCCAGATATTATCTCTTTCTTAGAGATGCGCAAGCCGACAGGCGATCCCAATGTTCGTTGTTTAAATCTACATCACGGTATTAATATCACCGATGACTTCATGCACATCATTGAAACGTGTATGTTGGATCCTGAAGCAAAAGATGATTGGGAATTAAAAGATCCACATTCAGGTGAAGTAAGAGAAGTTGTATCTGCAAAAGAACTTTGGCAGAAAATTCTAGAGCTTCGCATGATGACAGGTGAACCATATATTCACTATATCGATACAAGCAATCGTGAGATGCCACAATTTCTCAAAGACAAAGGTTTAAAAATTCATCAATCAAATCTTTGCTCTGAAATTATTCTGCCTACAAATGAAGAGCGAACAGCTGTATGTTGTTTATCTTCTTTAAACTTGGAGAACTATGATGAATGGAAGTCTGAACCATTATTTCTTAAAGACGTTGCCGAAATGCTTGATAACGTCCTCAATTACTTCATCGCTAATGCTCCTAATGCTATTGCTCGTGCAAAGTTTAGTGCCGAGCGAGAGCGCTCTATTGGCATCGGTGCTCTTGGGTTCCATGCTTATCTACAGCGCAATGGCATTGCTTTTGAAGGAGTAATGGCCAAAGTTACAAACAACAAAATATTTAAACATATTAGAGAAGGATTAAATAATGCAAATCTTGAATTGGGTACAGAACGTGGCTCTCCTCCTGATTGTGTTGGCACCGGTCTACGGTTCTCTCATGTTATGGCTATTGCCCCAAATGCTTCTAGCTCCATTATTATGGGCAACACCAGTCCTTCTGTTGAGCCATATCGTGCTAATGCTTACAGACAAGACACCTTATCAGGATCATATCTAAACAAGAATCGTTGGTTAAATGAATTGATTATTAAACTATCGCAGGATAAACCAGAAAATTGGTATAATGATGTTTGGTCGTCTATTATTGCTAATGATGGTTCTGTTCAACATTTAGAATGGATGTCTGACCACGATAAAGATGTATTCAAAACATCCATGGAAATTGACCAGAGATGGGTAATTGAATTGGCTTCTGATAGACAACAATATATCGACCAAGCACAGTCACTTAATTTGTTTTTTAGACCAGATGTTAATTTGAAGTATCTCCATGCTTGTCATTTTCTTGCATGGAAAAAAGGATTGAAAACTTTATACTATTGTCGTTCTGAGAAAATTGGTAAGGCGGACAAAGTTGCCAAAAAGATTGAAAGAGAAGTGATTAAAGAATTAGATATGAGCGCTATTGCTCAAGGCAACGAATGTTTAGCTTGCGAAGGTTAATTTTAAAGGAAAACAATAATGACAAAAAAAGTAGAATCGAATCTATCGGAAGAGCGCAACTATTTCAAACCTTTCAACTATCCTTGGGCTTATGAAGCTTGGTTGAAACATGAGCAATCCCATTGGTTACACACCGAAGTTCCTATGTCCGAAGATGTGAAAGATTGGAAGAAAAAATTAACTAAAGAAGAAAAAACATTTCTAACACAAATCTTCCGTTTCTTTACACAAGGTGATATTGATGTGGCTGGTGGTTATGTTAAGAACTATCTGCCATATTTTCCACAACCTGAAGTTCGTATGATGCTAACAGGATTCGCTGCCAGAGAGGCGTTACACATTGCAGCCTACTCACACCTGATTGAAACACTAGGTCTACCTGAAACCACTTACAATGAGTTCCTAGAGTATGAGGCGATGAGAGAGAAACATGATTATGTTATGGACATCTCTAGTAAGAATACCACCAGAGAGAATACCGCCACACATATTGCCGTGTTCTCAGCCTTTACCGAAGGTATGCAATTATTCAGTTCATTCATTATGTTATTGAATTTTGCTCGTCATGGTAAAATGAAAGGTATGGGACAGATTATTACATGGTCAATTGTTGATGAAACACAACACGCAGAGTCCATGATTAAATTGTTCAGAACATACATAGAAGAAAATCGTGAGATTTGGAATGATGATCTCAAAGGTAAAATCTACACGATTGCTGAAAGAATGGTTCAACTAGAAGATAAATTTATTGACCTTGCATTTGGTGTAAATCAAATGGAAGGACTATCTTCTGAAGATGTTAAGAAGTATATTCGTTATATTGCAGACCGCCGCCTAATTTCTTTAGGACTTAAAGGTGTGTTTAAAGTGAAAAAGAATCCTCTACCATGGGTAGAAGAAATGATTAACGCACCAACACACACTAATTTCTTTGAAAATCGTGCTACTGATTATGCAAAAGGAGCTTTATCAGGAAATTGGGGCGATGTGTGGGCTCATTAAGGAATTTAAATGACAAATAAATCATTATCAGGTGAATGCCTGAGTTGTGAATCAACATATTCAGTATCATATATGGAAGAAATGGTCTCACAAGAATTACCAGAACATTGTCCGTTTTGTGGTGAACAAATCGAAGAATTATCCGAGGACTATATAGAGGATGATGACGATGATTTGGATACTAAGGAATGGGACTAAACTGGCAATATGATGGTAAAGATTTTACGGAAGACTTGATTGGTGATAATTACGGGTTCGTATATCAGATAACCAATCTAACGAATGGGAAAAAATACATAGGCAAGAAATTCTTTTATTCTGCCAAAACCAAACAAGTCAAAGGTAAAAAAAAACGGTATAAAGCCAGTTCAGATTGGCAAACTTACTATGGAAGTAGTGACATCTTAAAGCAAGATGTGTTACAATTAGGACATGAAAAATTTGTCCGTGAAATTTTACACCTCTGCCACTCTAAAGGAATGTGTTCTTATTTGGAAGCAAAAGAACAATTCACCAGAAGTGTGTTAGAAGGTGACGAATATTATAACACATGGATAATGGTAAGAGTTAGAAAAGCCCATATTAAGGAAAAAAATGCTAGATTACCTACAACCACTAAAAGAGAGAAAACTTGACTTCTTCACATTCTTAGCTGGAGATGAAGAAGGACAAATCGATATTATGAGTTCTGAATATGCAACTCCAGGAGAAAGAGTAGGCGGTAATTCTCTTGGTGATATGTATCACATTGTACTATTCCGTGATAGTGAAGAAAATCCAGAGGAGTATGACAATGTTGATGATTTCGAGGCTATTCTTGCCTGTCCTTTAGAGTATGCTTCTGGACTAATACCAGGTGGTTTTTATGGTATTATTGCCAGAAAGACTACCACATCACAAAAATTAGTTAACAAACTTCTTGCCTTAATGAAAAAAAAGTGATATAATATAATTTTGAAACTGTGAAAGTTTGTTATGATTCTCGTTGATTTAAATCAAGTATTGTTGGCCGGCCTCATGGCTCAGATTGCCAACCACAAAGGTAAATTAGATGAAAACCTAATTCGCCATATGGTGTTAAACATCATTCGTAATCACATAAAGAATTTTAGAAATGAGTATGGTGAATTTGTTCTATGTTGTGATAATCGTAAGTATTGGCGTAAAGAATATTTCCCGTTTTACAAAGCCTCTCGTAAAAAGAATCGTGAGAAATCGGATTTAGATTGGCACATGATTTTTGATATTCTTGCCAAACTAAAGCAAGAACTCAAAGAAAACTTTCCATATAAAGTAATTGATGTGGAAGGTGCCGAAGCTGATGATATTATTGGCACACTGGTACCGATTTACTCAGCCCACGAAAAGATTTTGATATTATCAAGTGATGGTGATTTTCTTCAATTGCAAGCTTATGGTGCAAACGTCAAACAATATAATCCGTCACAAAAGAAATTTGTAAAGTCTGAAAATCCCAAATTAGAACTTAAAGAAAAGATTATTCGTGGTGATAAAGGTGATGGTATTCCAAATATGTTTTCACCATCTGATTGCTTTGTCCGTGATTTACGCCAGAAACCAATTACACAAAAAACATTAGATAAGTATTTGAATGAAGATGTCAAAAACTTTTCATATGATGAAACCGTTAATTTTGGTAGAAACCAGACATTAATTGATTTGACCTTTATTCCACAAGACATCAAAGAAAAAATTATAAATACCTATGAGGAAACAAAACCTGCTAAAGGTAAGTTACTTAATTATTTTATTGAACACAAACTTAAAAATCTAATGGAAGTAATAGAGGAATTCTGATGAAAAACTTATATGAAGTATTTGATGAATTTGAAATGGCTTCAACCAAAAAAGAAAAATTAGCAGTAATTGAGAAGAATCTGTCAAAGACATTGGTACAGGTATTTGAACTGGCTTATCATCCAAACTATCAATGGTTGATAACAGAAATGCCAGTAGAATATAAAATTCCAGATACTTTACCTGGAATCTCAAGGTGTCAGTTATCCACAGAAATTCGCAAATTGTATTTGTTTAGAAAAGGTGATTCTACCGCTGAAAAATTGACGGCTCAAAAGAGAAAGCAATTGTTATTGCAATTAATTGAATCTCTCGAACCCCGTGAAGCTGAAGTCGTTATTGGTATATTAAGTAAAGATTTAGGTGTTAAAGGTTTAAATTACAAATTTATTAAAGAAGCTTTCCCACAACTTTTACCATAATGCACTCGCAAGACAGAATTATAGTAGTATCAGGAAAATTTGACCCATTAACAAATCACGAATTAAGTTTCTTACAGAAATGTAGGAGAAAAGGTGATTGGTTGGCTGTCGGCATACATTCTGATTGGTATCTTGCTTGGTGTGACGGTGGGTTTGTTCAGAACTATGAATCTCGTAGGAATATCATAAAAGGTTTAAAAATAGTTGATGAGGTCTTTTCATTCAACGATTCCGATGGCACCGTCTGCCAATTACTCAAAATAATAAAATCTTGTTATCCTGGTGCAAATATAACCTATATTTCAGAGGATAATATGTTTAATATGCCTGAAACAAAAATAAAAGGCATCAATTTTGAAACTATAAAATAGGAGAACCAAGTGACAAAATTTGTAGGTAAATTTCGTAAAAATAAAGACTATAACGATGACTACAATTACGCCAAAACAGTATTACACAGTAAAAGACGTAGAGGCGAACATCCAGAAGTAAAAAAACAAATGAAACATTGGCAAACTGAAGATTACGAAGAATTAGAAATTTCACATAGTAAGAATTCTTAAAAATACCACTACTTTTTGTTTTTTTTAGTATAAGTAAGTATGCTGCCGTTTCAAGTAAAAGGTATTGGTATTAATGTTGTTTTGAAACAACATATCTATTGACTTTCCTTTATTTCCGTAGTATAATGGTTCTTCTACACTGGAGAATTGTTATGATGATTTATGGATATATTCCAAAAAGCAAAAAACGGAAAATTTCAAAAACAAAAAAACTTCAACACGAAGAATGGTTACTATCCATTAATTCGATGTCTACCAATTTCAGTAAAACAAAATCCAAGAATATTTCGACAGGTGTTCCTTTACCTAAGATTCCGGCAGGTCGTGAAACTCCCCACTTTGCGTCCTTAGATACTGGTTTTATCGCTTTGACAAAACCTGTTCCAAATTCATACACCGGCAACAAAATGAAAGGCATTGCTACAATGCACAAATCAAATGCTGTGCCGGTTTTCACGGATACTGAAGCAAAAGAAATTTCCAGCATGCGGAGATAGTAAAAATGAATCCAAAAGGATGGAATGATGAAGATTGGGACGATTATGAGGAATACTTGCAAAATTTGTCTGCCAAAGAGCTTGAAATTGAGTTAAAATTGCTTCATTCGCTCGGTAAAGCGAAAAAAGAAGGCAAAAATATTGTTCCTAATGAAACTTTTTATAAAATGTGAGGTGAGTATGTTACAACAATGGGAAGAAACGCAAATATATAGAGGAATTGACGAAATTATGCATAATTTGCGTCATATACCAGCTGATGATGTTGCTTATTTCTTGGTAAAGTTCAATCCGAATCTTGCCGAAGAGCTTGCAACTGCAATTGAGCAGCGAATTTTTGATAAAAACGAAGGAAAAAGGCATGAATGAGAGTCCTGAAAATATTTGGTTGTCGGCAATCGCAGATGACGATGAAATTCCTGCGTGGAAACGCTTGGATATCGTAACTCGCAAGTGGGCTGTTTTATCTGGAATGGAAAAAGACTTAAATGACTACCAAAAACGCAAAGAATTTTACCAATAAAACATATTTGACCAAAATCGTTGATGTAAACGATGGTACGGGTGATGGTATTCTAATTCTTCCTGAAGAAATCGTAAAATACAATCATTGGAAAGAAGGTCAAGCAATTGAAATGGAATATAGAGAAGGAAAACTCTACCTAAAAGCCTTATCGGATCATAGCGTTGTATAAAAACAACAGCATGAAAGTTGCCGCTTGACGGTAGATGATTTTTATGAGATAATACTATTATTAACTCGGAGAATCTATGGAACTAATTCAATCTAAATCGTTACTTGCCAAACTAATGGCAAATGAAAATCTGACAATCGAACAGCGCAATACAAACACGGCTGCATTTGATGTAAAAAACCGTGTGTTGACTGTACCTATTCTTGACAAGAATATCTCTGGTTATCTCTATGACCTTTTTCTAGGTCATGAAGTAGGCCACGCACTATACACTCCCCTAGACGGCATGATGAAAGCACACAAAGAAAAAATACCAATGGGTATTATGAATGTGCTAGAAGATTCTCGTATCGAAAGAAAAATCAAAAACAAATATCCCGGTATTCGTTCCTCTTTTGTCCGTGGCTATCGTGAATTAATTGAAAAAGATTTCTTTGGTACAAATGGTACGGATCTCAATGATATGAATTTTATTGACCGTGTTAACCTTTATACAAAAGGTGGTGCTACACAAGGCATTCGTTTTACTGATGTTGAGAAGTCGTTAATTCATCGCATTGAAAATACCGAAACATATGATGATGTGATTACATTAGCTTATGATGTTATGGCTTATATGAAAGAAGAATCCGAAGAGCGTAAAGCAAATGCACCAGAAGAATTAGAAGAAGATCCTGATGGTGAATTTGAATCTGAAGGTTATGAAGATTCTGATGACTATGACTACGGAGATGAGGATGATACCATCGAAAAATATGGCCAGCCAAAGTCTGAAGCCGATGAATCAATGAATGAAATTGAAGATGAATACAAACAACAAAGAATTGGCCATGATGGCGGAGATACCACTGGTCAAGAATTCGATTCTTTGACTGATAAATCATATCGTCAAAACGAAAGTAAATTATTTGAATTGAGCAATAAACATTATTACTATGGTAACATCAATGATATTGATTTGAAACGAGCTGTTATTCCATATAAACAGTTATGGACAGAATACAAAAATGATATGAGTAAATATGATATCGGTTATTCCGGTATCGACACAACTGCTTTTATGAAAATCCGTAATGATGCCAAGAAAGTTGTTGGTTATTTGGCCAAAGAATTTGAATTGCGTAAAAATGCTGACCAGCAGAAACGTGCATCGATTTCCAAAACTGGTGAATTGAACATGAACAAAGTTTATGCGTATAAATTTACCGAAGATATTTTTAAACGTATGACAGTTTTGCCTGAAGGTAAATCACATGGTCTCATTATGTTCCTTGATTGGTCTGGTTCTATGTCTGACCACATGAAGAACACATTCAAACAATTAATCAATCTGGTAATGTTCTGTAAGAAAGTAAATATTCCCTATGAGGTATATGCTTTCACATCCGAACATAGTGATAAGTATAGTGTTGATTTTAAAGTGGGTGATTTAGACTTACATGGTTTTAAATTAATGAATTTGTTATCGAGCAAAATGTCGGCTTCTGAGTTTACTTACGCCTGTTCCGCTTTAGTACATTGTTCTGAACCTCGTGCCGTTCGGCCGCACTGGATGCATCTTGGTGGCACACCACTATATGAATCCGTGATTGCTGCTATGAAGATTATACCTGAATTTCAGAAAAACTATAAATTGCAAATCGTCAACACAGTATTTCTAACCGATGGCGAAGGCAATCCAGTAAGAAGTGTATATTTTACAAACGACAAAGGTTTGCGTGCATCTGGTTACAATAATCCAGATTTAGATTTAGGTGGCGCATATGGTAAAGAGAAGGTCTTTGTGATTCGTGATCCAATTACTAAAAACGAAGAAAAGATTTATCAACCATATGGTCCAGAATTAATGAGTGCCTACATTAAATTATTAAAAGCAAGAACACAATGTAACGTGATTGGTTTCTATGTATTATCTGGCCGTGAGTTTGGTCGTGTGGCTCACACATTCTACCCTAGAGTTAGTGACCATATGAAACTAAAAGCTGAGTTTCGTAAAGAGAAATATAAAATTGTTACCAATGCTGGTTTTGATGAATATTATTTGCTTCGTTCAGAAGGACTAGATACTGATGATGATACTGAATTTCATGTCAGAGAAAATGCCACCACTCGTGGTCTAGTATCGGCATTTAGTAAGTATGCTGGTAATCGATTGTCAAATCGTGTTGTATTAAATCGATTCATCGGACTGATTGCATGATTCAAATAAAAGAGATTGCATCGTTTTCCGGTGAAGAAGGTAATCTAAAAGCTACCGTCTATCACGATCAGAAATATGAAAAGCCTTATGTCGTAAAGTATAATATCTGTGATGAATATAATGCAGAATTATATTATGACAATGAGAATGATGCAATCGAATCAGCAAAGCAATTTACATTATAAGGATAAAAATGGAATTATCTAAATTTATGAATGGCGATAAGAAAGCCATTGTAGAAAGGTCTGAGTATAATTACACTATTGTTTATTATCTAAACGAAAAGATAATTAAAAAAGAAGTAACAGCTGATTATCAGAAAGCAGAAGATATGGCAGAAGATTATGTTTTGGCTGAAGAAAAAAAAGGACCAAGCTTTTTAGTGGAGAAATGGAACGATGTCTAATATGATTGCTGAAGATGATTTTAATCCTAAGAAAATTGCCGATGAGATGATCAAACGATGCCTCAATGCAAAAGAGTGGCACATAAAGTGTTATGTGCAAGAAGAATGGTTTATTAATGGTGTTGTACCATTTACAATCAATATGAAAGATGGTTTATATACTTGTAAAGTAATTGCTCCGACCAGAGAGTCAGCACTTAAAAAAGTAGAAGAATATATGCCTGTGATTAAATTTGTAGAAGATGATGGAAAATAAAACAAAAGAAACATTAATTATATTACAAGAAGAATGTGCAGAAGTAATCCAAGCAACCTCTAAGATATTTCGATTCGGTTTTGAATCGTGTTATCCCACAGAAGATTCGGCAACAACCAAAGAATGCCTGACTATGGAGTTAGGTCAACTATTGTGTATGATTGGTTTATTGGTTGAACAAAAGGTAATCAATGAACATGATATGTTGACTGCCATGGAAGCCAAGAAAATAAAACTAGAAAAATGGTCGAGTATATTTAAAGATGCATCCTGACGAACTACTGAAATTTCTAAAACACCTTTTGGTTTGGACACCACAAGGTAGCTATACACGAAATCAAATACAAAATATGATTAATCAGCTGAAGGCACAGAGGCAATAAACATATATAGAGGTATGCTAGAATACCTCAAACTTTGCCTCTTTATTGTTGCCATAACAATGGCATATGCTTTTGTACAGCATGATGATTACCATAAAAAGTTTGACAAACCTATTGCTATCGAGTATAATTGTAGTATGTTAAATTATGAAACACCAAAAGACGTAGTTGATTTATGTAACGATACCAAGAGGAGATTTGTAATTGTTAAGACCTATTAAAAATAATGTAATTATTGAGTTGATTGAAAAAGAAAAGATTACCGGTTCTGGCATTCTTCTTTCATCTGCCGATCCAGTAGAAGCCAATAAAGGTAAAGTAGTATCATTAGGACCTGATGTAGAAATGGTCAAAGAAGGTGATATGATATTACCTAATTGGAATGCCGCACGCAAAACCAAATACGATGGTATAGACTACTATATCGTTTCTGAGGACGAAATCGTTTTAATCTTTGGAGAATAATATGCCTTTTGATATTACAAATGAAGAATACTTGGCTGTGTTAGAAACCGAGAAAGAAACTCTACTACGACACTACTACAAGCCACACCACGAAGGTACAGGACATTTCAATACGGCCGCTTCTGTATTACAACACCGTATTGATGAGATTAAAAAAGAAATGGGACAATCGTTACAATAGGAGATAGGCATGACCACATTTACCAGCGAAGATAGAGATAATGCAAGTAAATACACAGACGAAGCACCGTATCATCCTGGTTACGAAGGCGTCATACCTGATCCACAATTAAAATTAGATTTACCCAATACCGAAGAACAGAACTCACTACTACGCAAACGAATACTTGAACTAGAAGAAGAACTGAAAGAATATCGTTCTTTCAAGACCCGCCATTCCAACACAGCACAAAAGATTATTGACTTTATAAAAACATGATTACATTTTTAGGCATTCTTGGATTTCTCATCACCATACTGGTGGCTATACCAGCCACACTTATTGCTCTCGCCACACTTATCGAGCATCCAATCCGTACTATTCTTACTCTTTGGATCACTCTACTCGAAACATATAAAGACCTCTGGAATAATCTAACGAAGTAAAAAACTGGCGAAACGTAACACCAAAACTTCTATATCATGGCAAAACATCTAGTAATAGTACCTCTCTTAATCCTCTGCGTTTCCGCCGCCTCCGGACAAGAAGCGCCTCCGATACCAAAAGATTCCAATATAGTTTTAACCTGCCGTCCTCAGAAGCCGCTGAGCCATACTTGGATTTGTATCGACCAAAATGGTAAAGAACGAACCAATTTAATCATTAAAGACAAGGAAGCAAAATGAGGTTACTACATCTCTTTCAATACTGGACACATACCGACCTCTGGTTCTCCAAACATTTCTGGTACTTTCGAGAAACCACACCCAAAGGTTATCTACTTCTTACCATCTGTGGTATCGCAATGGTTTTTGACCGGCCAGAGAGAAGTATCTAATGCGAAACAATTACAATAATCTACCAGTGGTTATTACATCGGTTACATCAAATGAACCGATATCGGATGTTCCTTGTGGTACTTGTACCCGTTGCTGTGAGTTGTTGGCACCAATGCTCTCATCCGAAGAAATTACCTCTGGACTATACCCATTAAGTTTTACGAACCCCACAGAACAACAACGGAAAGAGAATCCAAACTCCAATATCGTCATTACTCTATACAGAAAAGCAGGTGGTGGTTGTGGTATGTTTGTCGATGGCCGTTGCTCAATCTACGATATTCGACCCAAGGCCTGCCGACAATTTGATTGCCGAAAAGGTCATTACTCCGAACTAAACGAATTCGCCAAAGAGAAATTTAACCTATGAGTCGCCAATGGAAAGACGGAGAGACCGTTGCAAACTTTCTATACTATGACGATACCGGTAGAATCATTGGCGAAGTAGGCCTTGCTGGCCATCAGATTAAAACTAAACACACGACAACCATCTATCCAGACAACAAAGAGGTTTTCTCTTTAGGCATGTATATTAATTCTGAATATGCCAAATCTGCTGTAGAAAGATGGTGGTTAATACAAGATAGGACATTATTAAATTATGAAGATAACAACTGATGTATCCGGTAAATGGGTACCAATACAAGATGTACTGAAACTTTTAGAGAAAATACAAGAACTGGAGAAGCAACTGTATGGTTCTCGTTAAGGTAGTATTACTAATGGTTTCCGTGGTGCTTACCGGATGTTCTACGATTGTACAATATCCAGTCACAAGTGCCTCAATGGTTGTATGGGGAACTACAGGTAAGACCACGACTGACCATGCTTTATCTTTTGTAACTGGTAAAGACTGTGTAACCTTACGAATCTTCTCTCAATATGCCAATGAGTATATCTGTGAAGAAGTGGTAGAAGAAAAGGTATATGAACTCCGAGGACTAGACAAAGTAGCAAAACGATAAAATCCTCTGGGGCCTCCTGGAAAAAAATCCAGGAATTCGAAAATCCTGGAAAAATAGCCGAGAAAAAAAGTTACTGAATATTGCATCCGACCTGGGGCAAAACTTTTTTAGCAGCGCAAAACAGTCTGTATTGCCTCCGAGCCGTGTCCTCTCTGAATCCCCGAGCAGCCTCTCTGAGCACCTCGCCCGTCCGAGTCAATCCCCACACGGCATCCAGAGGGGCATTCGTACCACAATCCGCCAAAATCCTCTAAGCTCCTCAATAGTCGACCAATCCGGTCAAGAATTATCCTCAATGGCCTCAATGGCTTACGGCATGCAAAAATACCATTTGACAAGCCCGCCAATACCTGTATAATAATCTCATTAACTCAGAAAAGAAAGGAATTACCATGTTTTCATATATTGACACCATCCAGAATTTAACCGTTGCCGAAAAGCGCAATTTGGTAAAATCTATTAAATTTATGATTAAGGAGCATATTGCTGCTAACCGTCAAGCTAATTTTGAGCGTAAGCAGAATTCCGCTTTATTGCGTGCTCAGAAAAAAGCTGACCGCATCGCCGCTCTTGAAGCAAAGCTCGAAGCGCTTCGCAATCCAGTCGGTGCCAAAGCTATCAAGGCTAACAAAAAGCCTTCCAAAGTGGTAGTTACCAAAACGGCGTAAGCTGCTGTTTTTAGTGATTTTATAGTGGCGCTTCTCAGTAGGCGCCATTAGTAAGATTATTATAATACAATATAGGGATAAAATGAGAAAATTAACCACGGATCCATTTTTAAGCCGTATGGTAACACCTAACGCAGAACGAGCTATGAATTCTGCCACTAGCAAAGGTTTTACCAAATGGGTCAATAAAGATATACAAAAAGCTGCTCTTACAGGTGACTGGTCGGATATGATAACCAAAGCTCAAAAATCGACCAAATATTTTAGGAATACCTTTTATGCTTGATAGTATTAAATTATTACCACTTAACGATAAAAAAACACTATTGGCCATGCTTCAAGCGGACATAGGGTTAACCATAGAGGTTAATTTTACAGTCAAAAAGCCAGAGTATTGGCAGGTAGAGACCGCTCGCTGTAACCAGGTGGCTATAGTAAAGCGTAGTGGTGGACAGGTAATTTATACAGAGCTGCAGAGTAATGATTAATCCCTTAGGTGGCGGAGATATTGTAAGACCATTGGCAAATAACCTCGTAAGACCACCGCTTTTTTCTGAGTACCTTAGTAGCTTTTCTCTAGGATACTCAGGAAATGGTAGGAAATGTGCGGAGAATCACGGAAATAAACTAAGAGCCGCAATGAGCACCAGTGTGGCGACAGCACCAGCGACTATATTACGGAAAGTAATAAAGAGGTCTCTATGTTGTTTTTATACAACGGATGTTCGATTTTTATTGACATCCACCGCCATTCTGGTATAATGGTTGTATTATTTGATTGGAAATTATTATTATGAAATTATTATCTACTGGCAATCCTAAGATTTTGAAAGGTTTGGCACAAGGTTACAATACCTACATTTTGCACCTTGCACCTTCTGACCTTTCTGGTTATAATACTTGCCCGAAAGCGACAGCAGGTTGCAAATCTGCCTGTTTGAATACGGCAGGTCGTGGTGGTCTATTCAAGAAAGGTACTACCACCAATGTTATTCAAGAAGCACGGATGCGTAAAACGGCATTTTTCTTTGAAGAGCGGAAGTATTTCATGGAGTGGTTAGTTGCTGATATTGAATTGGCGATTAAACAATCTGCTAAGAAAGGTTTGGTACCTGTATTTCGCTTAAATGGTACTAGCGATTTATCATGGGAAAAGTATGAGGTTGTGCGTGCAGGTGAAGTTTTCACTAACATATTTGCAGCATTCCCAGATGTGCAATTTTATGATTATACTAAGGTGATTGGTCGTAAAGTATCAGGTATCAAAAATTATCATCTTACATTCTCGATGGCAGATGGTAATTATATGGATTGTAAGCGTGCCGTGGCTGAAGGTTTGAATATTGCTGTGGTATTCGGTATCAAGAAAGGTACTGCGATGCCTAAGAAATTCTTCAACCATAATCTATCCGTATTTAATGGTGATGATAGCGATTTACGCTTTTTAGATCCTAAAGGTTGTGTGGTTGGTCTATATGCCAAAGGCAAGGCAAAGAAAGATACTAGCGGTTTCGTAAAGTATCCTGTTGGTGATTATAAGTTTACTATGAAATTGGAGGCCGTATGAGCGGTATGAAAGCATTTCTGGATGAAGTCCAGGTATTATTGGAGTGTGGTTACAATGCCGACCAAATCTCCCAAGCATTAGGTTGCTCGTTGGACATGGCAGAGCAGGCAGTAGAGTATTGGACTGATTTTGCTGAATAATATGGATTGGCAGGATCGGCAGATATTGATTCGGTTCAGTATCGGTGTATCGTTATTATTAGTAGGAGTTTGTTTATGACTTATAAATTGGATTTATATGTGTTTTTATTTGGTTTATTATTAATGGTGGTATTATTATGAATGTGTATATTGTAAAATCTGGCCAGTTGGTCGATTTTTCTGGTTGGGAATGGTTGAACCTACGAGCTTTTTCGAGTTATGACAAGGCAGTAGCATTCATGCAATTGGTTCAAAACCAGATACCAACCAAGAACCTCGGTGAAACCGAGGATGTGCAAATTGAACATTTAACATTGGAGTAAAATTATGACAGAAAAGCAATTAATACGGTTGGCCATTGAAGAATTTCACCTCAAAGGTCGTACCAATGAGCAGATAGCAAGAGTATTGCACCTGCCATTGGATACGGTGACTGAGGAAGTGAAAAATATTGTTTTCTCACCTTATTATGGGAGATAATATGTTTGGTGGTAAAATATTAGTGAAAACTAGGAAAATGGTAGAAGGTAGTCACCGCATGGAGTCCTATCAGGACACATGGAAGGACTCGGTGGATATCGAGTATGATGGTGAATTGACACCAGCGGTGACCTCGGCAATCTGTGAAGCGTGGAAAAACGCTGGCAAACTTGGTACCAATCAAAGTGGTTATGGTGCCTTACGGTGGTCAAATGCTGATAATATTGTTGGTGTAGATATTGAAAAACGGCAATTAATTCTTAGTTGTTCGGTAAGTATTTGTGATTAAGTTTTGAATAGTTGACCGGTTTGGTCGACTATTATACAGGGTATTGACATTTCTACCAGTTTCCTGTATAATGGTCTTTTAATTGGAGGTAATAATGAAAAAAGAATCATTCAAAGATTTTCTTATCAATCGATTTGAAAATTTAGAATATTATTATGTGTGTGATGGTTTACTTTTTGATTCATATCAAACGGCGGTACAATTTGCCAATGAGCAATTGCGTAAATTTGATATTGCTTTGAATATTGAGCGAGTAATCAAGGTATGATGGTCGCAATCAGTATCGGTATTTTGTTGTATATGGTCGTATCAGCGTTATTAATTTATTTTGTTATTGAGGAGTTTTGAGTATGCCAAATTGGTGTAATAATAATATTGAGTTGTCCCATCCTGATAAAGCGATGGTCGAGCGTGCCGCCAAAGCATTTGCTGATGGTACATTGTTGAATGAGTTTATTCCATTACCAAAAGAATTGGAAGACACCACGGCGCCTGCTCGTGAGTCCGATGAAGCATTGGTCGCCAAATACGGTGCTTCTGACTGGTATTCATGGTGCATTAGTAATTGGGGTACCAAGTGGGATATCTCACCATATGGCGTAGAAATCAATGAGCATGGTGTATTGGTCGGTGCCTTTGATTCACCGTGGGGTCCTCCAATACAGGCCTATGAGCAGTTGGAGCAATTAGGTTTTGAAGTTCGTGCCTATTACAATGAACCAGGTATTGGTTTCTGTGGAATGTATGAAGGCTGTGATGAATGCTACGATTATTCTGGCATGGATGCTGACGAAGCAGAAGATTATCTGCCAGAAGCACTTAATGAAATGTATGGTATCACGGAGAATATGTGTGAATGGGAAGAGGAGAACGAAGAAGAATGAGTATCTCAAATGTTGACCGTATGCGTGAAGCCTTGGTTCGTGATGAAATCAATTATTTTCAAACATTGAACCGTGGTGAATTGTTTGAAGCTCTTAAAGAGCTGCTTATTGAAAAATATGATAATATACCAGAACGGCACATTATCGAAGAATATGAAAGTTTGGCATAATTATGAGTAAATGGGAATTTACAATCAAAGAATTAAAGGCACTTCAACAGAAAACGCCAGATACACCGGCAATCGTTGAAGCATATGTTGAATGGGTTTTATTAAAAGGTTATTCTATCAAGAAAACCAAATAGTGTTGTATATTTACAACAGGGGCTTGAAAACCCCTGTGGTAAGTGTATAATGGTAGTATAAATTGAATGAAAGGTACATTATGTTGAAATTTGAAGGTATTGCAAAAGTTGGTGATGTGATTCGTGCATACGATTTTGCACCATGTGCTGGTCGTGATGATGCATTTATTGAAGGTGTGGTAGAGCAGGCTAATTGTAATGAACCTGGTTTTAATTGCTATAAGGTTACGGTGACTGCTGACAAATTTGTTAAGTTTGAAACCAAACCTAATAAAAAGAATCGTGTTGGTAAAATTATGTTTGTGCCACACCAGACCAGTTTTATGGAATTTGATTTTCGTGTGATTAATTTGAGCAAGGTGTAATATGAGTAAAATTAATAAGACCTTATACGAAGGCATTGATGCGTATGTTAAACATTTGGCAGATGATTATACCAATACAGCGGCTTACAATAGTAAAAAGTTTTATATTGCTGTTGGTCGTAAGTATGTTCATATCATCATGGAAGATAACCAACGCAGTTCACATTCGTGGGTGATGTTGGTAGACGATAAGAAGTTTAAGCAAGGTGACATTCTCAAATCAGCATCATGGAATGCACCAGCAAGAAACTTTATTCGTGGTAATGTATTAAGTGGTAATTTTAATCATATTAGATGGTGTGGAGCGTAATTATGAAATTAAATTATAGTGAAAAAGAAGCGGTGATGCAGGCAATATTTGGTAATCACAAATCACCTGCTGGCTTTCGGTCAACCTACAAAGGTGTGCCAATTGGTAACTATGAAATGGTAAAACAATTTATTGATTTTACCAAATATTTTGTAATGTTCCGTGGTCCTCGTAGGCGTGGTGCCAGTTCCACTCGTAAGTGTGATGCAAAAGCTTTTGATGTGTATCAGCGTGATGCTCGTGTAGTTCATGAGATTCGTATTGAGCTTGAGGCGTTTCAGCGTGGTGTAAAGTGGGCTAATAATCGTAGTCATTAGTATTAAGTCTTAATGGAGGGATATCCTTGGCGGACTATAAACGGCCTAAACAGCAGCAGTCTTTTTTGTTGGCTATAGACTATAAAGAAAAACCAACACTTATTCTTATTTGATTGGAGTTTATATTATGGGTACCAGAAGTTTAACATTTGTTTACAATGAATCCAAGAGCGGAGAAGCCGCTGAGCGTATCATCAATATGTACCGTCAATACGATGGTTATCCAACAGGCCATGGTGCCGAGTTGGCAGAGTTTTTAAGTGCTGGTCGTATGGTGAATGGCTTGGCTCAAACCAAAACTGTCAAAGAAATTGTTTTTAATGGCATGGGTTGTTTGGCTGCACAGATGGTAGCAAACTTCAAAGATGGTGCTGGTCAATTCTATTTGCATCCTGTTGTTCAGCAATCGTGTGGTCAGGATTACGAATATCATATTTTGAATGTTGATGGTCAATTCAAAATTGAAGTGTATTATTGTGGTTGCAATATGTTTGGTATGAGCAGTGATTATGAGAGTGAAGTTATTTTCTCTGGTTCATTACCTGAGTTTGTGGAATTCTGTAAAGAAAAGGAGACAGCATGAAAAAGAAATCAATTAAAGATTTATTTCCCGGTATTATGGTTCTAGATAACGAACCAGTTGAGGTTAGAAATCCATTTAGTGGTGAGAGCACAGTTCTAACGCCTGATGAGGTTGCGGTTTATGATTATCTCAAAGGTTGTGAATTGATAGGTGACCATAAAGGTTTGCGTAAAGCCCTTGATTGGTTTCGTACCAACAATGGTAACGCTTACATGATTTTATTGGATTAAATATGAGTTACGATTCTGATGTTGAAAACATTTACATGGTTGAGTTTGAGTCCGGCCGCACCATACATACGAGCTTTTATGAAGTTCAAGATGTGAAGGAATTTTGTGCGGATGAGTATCCAAATGAAACCATCAAAGTAATTTACCAAGAAGTTTATGTTGGTGGAGATGAAGATGAATAAAAACGATTATCAAATCGATTGGAATAAATTGGCCAAGTATAATATTGTGGTCAATACACGACCAAAAGATCCGTTGCAAGATGTGATGAAGAATGATGAGTTGGTTTCGTGGATGCAGGAATATCCTGATGCTATGGATGCCATTAATAAAATAAAGGCAAAGAAATGAATTATTATCTTGTAGAATTTATGGATGATTCGGTTCATACTCAGTATGAAGGAGTTTCCGCTATTTCAGCCCAAGAGGCGGTGTATAGTATTAAACTCGGTTGGCCTGATGCCAAGATTTTAAATGTTTGGCAAGAAACTGGTGAAAACGACCAGTGGCGTGATGAAGATTTGGATGGTAGGTGTTAATGAGTATTAGTGCATACAAAGAAATTACAGAATGGAATGAACCAGATTTTGTGGTGCCTAATCATATCTATTTGTTTGATGGTAAATCCAATATTTTAGCCTATGCTCGTGAGAGTGATGGTCAGGTAACAGTATTCAAAAAACCATTACCAATGGACACTCGTAGGCGTAAGTTTATCAAGGTCAAACACAAAGAATTGGACGCCATAGGCGCAACGGTGGTGGTTCAACAACCAGAAGCTTTGAATGTGCCACATTGGCAGGTCGTAAGTGATTCAGGCAAGACCTATACAGTCACTCTAGAATCTGGTAAATATCAATGTAATTGTATAGGGTATGCCTATCGTGGTAAATGTAAACATAGTGAGCAGATAAAAAATGAAAATAGTAATTAATTCTGATTATGGTGGTTTTTCTTTGTCTGATTGGGCAATCGAAACATATGCTGACCGCAAAGGTATCAAATTGAAAAAAGAAAAAACCACATTTGGTATAACATTATATACGAATATTGATACCAATGAAGATTTTGAAAGCAGGGACATTGAACGAAATGATCCTGTGTTGATTAAAGTTGTTGAAGATTTAGGTAGTAAATCATTTGGTTTTGCTGCCAATTTAAAAATTGTGGAAATACCCGATGATGTGGATTGGGAAGTGGTACAATACGATGGTTTGGAACATATTGCAGAAAAACATAGAACATGGTATTAAAAGTGTTGTATGGACACAACAATAGGTTGACTTCTGGTGTGGTACCTGTATAATGGTAGTTTGAATTGGGTAAGCGGTAAAGTTGGAGAGTTACAGCGGACTGTAAATCCGTTGCCTAAGGCTGAGTTGGTTCGAATCCATCCTTACCCACCATGCACGGTTCGTCTATCGGTTAGGACATTGCCCTTTCACGGCAGTAAGAGGAGTTCGATTCTCCTACCGTGTACCAAAAGTATTAAATAGTATATTATGAAAAAGAAAACTAGAGCACATTTCGTATTATTTTGTAGTAATACACCATTCAAACCAAAAAGAGTGGTGTCAAAGGTCGCCTTCAAGAGGCGTGTTAAACATAAATTGAAAGATTTACATTATGAATAAAAATGCAAAGCATTTCGTTGTAGCGTGTGAAGAACGATTTGGTTCTGAAGTAATTATCACAAGAGATGGCATTACACAAGTTTGCAACGAATCAGGTGCACCATATCCATATTGGTTGGTGACCAAGGCACAATATCGTTATGACCGTGGTCAATACAAAGTACCACCAAGTGGTGAAAAACCTAAGGTGAAAATAAAAGAACAAGAACCTGAATTAGAAGTTGCTTATGCACAACCTGCACAAGTGTTAGAGTTCCGCCAACCAAAATTGTTGGATGAATCTGAACCATCGGTGCCACAAAAATGGCCTGATTATGTGCCGTTTGGTTTTTTCAAAGATATGAGAAACATTATCAGTAGTAAATCATTCTATCCAATCTTTGTGACTGGTTTATCTGGCAACGGCAAGACCTTAATGGTTGAGCAAGTGTGTGCTGAATTAGGTCGTGAGTGTATTCGTGTAAATATCTCCGTTGAAACTGATGAAACTGATTTGCTTGGTGGTCCCACATTGGTCAATGGTAATGTGGTCAATCGTGATGGTCCTGTTCTTATCGCTATGAAGCGTGGCGCAGTATTGTTGATTGACGAGGTCGACCGTGGTTCTAATAAGTTGATGTGTTTGCAAGGTATTATGGAAGGCAAACCACATTACAATAAGAAATCAGGTGAGATGGTTTATCCAAAATCTGGATTTACAATCGTTGCTACTGCCAATACCAAAGGTCGTGGTAGTGATGAAGGCAAATATCTATCACAGATTCTTGATGATGCTTTCTTAGAGAGATTCCCAATTACGGTAGAACAGGAATATCCTGATACCAAAACTGAGAAAAAGATTTTAACACCGTTGATTGAAGATAAAGAATTCGTAGAGCATTTATGCCAATGGGCTGATGTGGTTCGTAAATCGTATGATGAAGGTGCAACTGATGAAATTATCAGCACTCGCCGTTTGGTACATATTGCCAAAGCATTTTTGATTTTCAAGGATCGTATGAAAGCCATCACCTTGTGTGTGAATCGTTTTGATGAAGAAACGAAAATGGCATTCTTAGATTTGTATAGTAAGGTGGATAGTTCGGTAGAATCACCTGCCAATACAAGTACCATTTCTACCACATCTGAGGTTGCCAACCAATCTCAGATGTAGTATAATGGTGGTGTAGCAAGTGAGAAGTTTTTATATTATTAATTTATTAGGAGTATTACAATGGCATTAACAGTTCGTAAAGGTAAGGTAAACCGTCATGAGAAAATTACCCAAGTAATGTTGTCTGGCAAACCTGTGAGTCCTGCTGAGATTGAATCAGTATTCAAAGGCACCGACCAAGAGAAAGTCCTGTATCGATTGAGTACCAACATCTATAACATTCGTAAAGATGGCGGTATCGTTAAAGTAATCAAAGAAGGCCGTAAAGTAAAGGCATATCAGTTGGTTAACTTTGACCAGTTCGATTCTAATGGTCGATTTAAAGGTGTTGTTGCTAAGGCACAACCAAAAGTAGCTGCAACTCAGCAACAGGCTGTAGCAGTTTAATCTTACGCCATCATATAGTTTTTTAGACTCGTTGTGAAACGCTCGGACTATATGGTGGCACCACTTTTATATTATGAAAAATTATGACACTTGATAAAGAAGAAATGTTTGAGTATTTGAATACACTGCGTGAAACTGGTGTGACCAATATGTTTGGTGCCTCACCATATTTACAACAGGCATTTGGTATCGACCGTAAAGAAGCAAAAATCATATTATTGGAATGGATGAAAAGTTATGAGTGACCATCATATGGCTGGTGACCAAAAAGCACCTAGTGACCGATTTGATTTTGAACAACAAATTATCAAATGTTGGGGAATAGTTGATGACCTTAAAGAGCTCGATGAAGGTTTATTTGAGGGCTGGGTAGAACATGATAATGAATACACAGTTTCAAATCATGTGCAGAGCCTTGCTCATGTTTATGATGTTAAATTTCAGAAATTGTGGAGTTTGTTTGAAGATGTAATGATGGCAGAAGTTCGTAAGAATAAAATGCTTGAAGAAGAATGTGCCGCATTACGTGAACAATTAATGAAAAAAGAAAAAGGTAAAAAGTGAAATATATTGCAAAACCAAATTTAATGAATAATGTAGGTCTCAAAGAGTTCAATAATCCAATTGATGCTTTGACCTACCTAAACGAGATCCTAGGCGCCAAGGCAGGCGACCATCAGGACTATGTGTTCATACCACCATCGACCTCCAAGCGGAACCTAAAGAAGTCCATTGAAGAATATGTTGGTATTGGTAAGTTGGAATTGAGACCTGAATAGTGTTGTACCGATACAACAAACGCTTGTATTATTCCGTGGTTGTGTTATAATGGTATCTAAAGTGAGAAAGGAATCTATATGATTAATTTTATTATTGGTTGTGTTTTAGGCTTTGTTGTTGCTACTGTAGGTTTTACTGGTATTGCTCAAGCATTAGATACTGGTATTGATAAAGTAAAATCAATTAATGTTGATATGGATAAATGATGGACAAAAAGTATGTTTACTACAAACCATTAAATGTGAATAATTTAAAACAAGTTGCTATTGCAATGCATTTAAATTACCTACATACAATTCAATTGAACATGATTGATGAAGCGGTAGAGAAGTCTGATATGCAAGAAGCAAAAGATGTTATTAGTTATATTATGGAGAAATCTAAATGAAAAAAGTTGTATTAGTAGTTCTTGTTAGTGTTGGTATTGTTGGTTGTTCTTCAACACCATCATACAAACTAAAAGGTTATACAGGTCCAGAAGCCATGGAACGCAACGAGGTCGTGCAAGCATCTAAACAATGTATCTACGCCAAACTGCGTCCTAATGTCGAATTTGTGACCGCCAAAACCAATAGCGGTAAAGTTCTGGTGCCTGTTAATGTCCATTGCCAACCTTATTAATCATTGATATATTATGACTATATTTGAAACTCTTAATTCGTTTGGTATTACACCGATTCATTTGCAGTTAGGTATTTTAGCTCTTGTTGTGGTGTTTTTGGTTGCAGTTTATTGGAAATTAATTGTGATTGGTGTAGGCATGATTTTCTGTGTGGTTGTATTTGCTATGCCACATAAATTGGACATTGGCAATCAATCAACAGAATCGATACTTAATAAAGTACCGCCTGCACCTGCAGAATACATTCAAGATTGTATTCGGTATACTGGTCACACTGCAGACCATTGCAGAAAACTATGGACTGCTGAGAGAAGTGAAACAGAAGAATTGAAAGAATTAAACTAATGGATGATTCTCAATTAGAATTATTATCGAAAGATATTGATAATGCATTGGTACAATGGCTTAATACATATAAGACAACACCGTTAAATGTGTGTGGTGTGGTATTAGCAAGACTCTTATGGCTGTCTAAATTATCAGACAGTCAGGAAGATTTTATAAAACTATTGGATGCACCTAAAGAAGTTCTTGAACAAGAAAAAGAAAGTAAACAATTGCATTAATGAAAATAGCATTAGCGTCAGATATTCACTTAGAATTCGGTGACCTCATTTTAAAGAATGAGGAGAATGCTGACGTTTTAATTTTGAGTGGTGACATCTGTACCGCCAGCCAATTTAAGAATAAGCCAAAAGAAAGAATGAAGGTTAAAGATTTCTTTAAACGTTGTTCGTTTCAATTTCCTCATGTTGTGTATATCATGGGTAATCACGAGCATTATAATTTTGATACTGTTGATACCTATAATAGATTAAAGGCTGAGTTGGCCGATTTACCAAACATTCATGTCTTAGAAAAAGAAACATGGGAACATAATGGTGCGACCTTTGTTGCTGGTACATTATGGACTGATATGAACAAAGGTGATCCATTGACTTTATGGCATTGCAGCAAAGGTATGAGTGATTTTCAAGTAATTAAAAATAGTAATCGTATGGTTCAACATAAGAGAAATGTTTACCATGAGAGTGATCGAAACGAGGATGGCACACTAGTTGTTAAAACTGTGGATCATTATCAGTCGCCTTCAAAGTGGTCACCAGAAGATTCTGTGGAAGACCATAAGAAAATGATGGACTACATAAAGATTGCTACTGAGAATAAAACAAAACAGTATGTTGTGGTAACACATCATGCACCATCACCAATTAGTATTGCTGAGTGTTATCGTTTTGATACATTAATGAATGGTGCGTTTGCTTCTGATTTGTCGGAGTTTATATTGAATCGGCCACAAATCAAAATATGGACTCATGGTCATATGCACAATGTATCCGATTATATGATTGGTGACACTAGAGTGGTTTGTAATCCTCGTGGTTATATTGGTCATGAGCAAAGAGCAAAAGAATTTAAATTGAAATATTTGGAGGTTTAAATGGGAATGTTTGATTACATACATTATGAAGGACAGGAGTATCAGACAAAAGATACTCCTGCTCAGGCGTGTGATAACTATAAGATTGAGAATAATATTCTTTGGTATGAAAACTATGATGCCGAATGGATAGATGATAGTGATGGTATTTTAGGTGGTTATCTAAGAAAGTTCAATGAACGATGGGATATGTGTGATAAGTTTGATGGACTGGTCCGATTCTATCGTGAAGATGAAGATAATGGTGGTTATAAAGCTGATAAATGGATAGAATACAAAGCTCTATTCATGAATGGTCAAATGATTAAGATTGAGAAAAAAGAAAATGAGTGATTATACACCTGATAGATGGCTTGTTGTGAAGATTACAACGGACAAAGAATCATTATATAAAGTATTTGCCTGCTGGTATGGCGGACTTGGTGGTTCTGACTCGTGGCAATTCAATAGCGGTATTGTTAAAGTTGAATTCGTAGATAATTATTACGAATTTCATGGTTACTCCGGATCGGTGTATCGGTGTCATAAGAATTGCTATGGTACCAACGGTTATGGTGGCAGCGTATTGGCCAATTTCATTGATAAGGCTGAATACAAAATTGAAATAATGCCTGAGAATACAAATTGGAAGGAATTAAATTATGCCTGTGAGGTATAGTACCAACTGGATGGGTGTGGCCAGTCTACAATGGTATAGAGACCGTGGACTCACCGAAAGAGTGAGTAGAACATTAACCGAAGATTCACAATTAACTGGCCGAAAAGCTGGTGATGTATTTGAATATGACAATATTACACAAGAATATTCCTGTGGCCGTATTGATTGCCGTGGTGAAGATTTAGGTCAATTTGGTGATGAGATTGGTGTACCGCCAATGAAGGCAGAAGATTGGCACCGATTTGGTAAATGGTTGAACACATTTGAAACTGATTTTATGTGGAATTTAAAAGATTTGGTTGAATTGTATGAAAGAAATAATCCCAAAATAACTTGGGCTGAAGGATATGATGATTGATTCAAAAAGAATATTGGTGACCGGCAGTTCTGGTTATATCGGCCAGCACCTTGTAAAGCTCCTCATGAAGGAAGGATACGAAGTGTTTGGTACTGATATCAAACCATGTTTGAATGATTATTTGTTACCCAAACAGTTTCTTCAATATGATATTACAAATGATTATCAATTATGTTATTCTGATGAGTTTGATACCGTGGTTCATTTGGCCGCATTGGTCAAAGTAAATGAATCAGTATTAAAACCATATGAGTATTATGATACCAATATTAATGGTACACATAATGTATTAACGAACTTGAATTACAAGAATTTTGTGTTTGCATCGACAGGCACAGCCGCTAATCCCATCAACCCATATGCCTTGAGTAAGAGATGTGCTGAGGATATAGTAGAAAGATATTGCATTGAAAATACAAAAACTTTCACTTCATTCAGATTTTATAATGTGATTGGGTCTGATGGGATTTCACCCACCAATATGGATGGGTTGATGTATAACTTATTGAAGGCAAGAGAAACAGGAGTATTTCATTTATATGGTGGTGATTACAATACACCAGATGGCACACCTGTTAGAGATTATGTTCATGTGAATGAAATATGCCATTCTATTCAAAAGGCAATTGAAACGCCTGCCAATTCATTAGAAAATCTAGGCCATGGTAAAGGCCACACTGTTAGAGAAATGGTAGACACCTTTAAACTGGTAAACAACTGCGATTTTCAAGTAAACTATTGCCAAAGACGCTCGGGTGATTTAGAATATAGTGTATTGGATAATCCTTCTACATATATGGAATCCGTTTATACATTATCACAACTATTGAAGGTATAATATTATGAAAGTTTATTTAAGTGGTTATCGTAGCCATTGGATTTCTCCACATACTGTTTTTGAGTATATCTTTTTCTGGACAGACTGGAGTAAATGTGGTCGTAGTAAAGGTGTAATTGCCGATGAGGATTATGTGGATCATCCTGTATGGGTTGAGAAATACACAAAGTATGTTAGACCCATTTGTGAGGCCATTCGTGTTGTGCTCGACTTTATTCACCCACCAATCAAGTATGTGAAGATTGATAGATATGATACATGGTCAATGGATTATACCTTGTCTTATATCATTCTACCAATGTTGAAACAATTGAAAGAAGAAACTCA